CATGAACGACGCAACAAGTTTATACGTAACCTTGCCCTTGATCTTAAAGGTAATACGCTCATACTATTCTCCCGTGTTGAAGGGCACGGACAACCCCTTTACGATTTAATAAATAACTCTAAGGCAGATGAACGTCATGTCTTTTTTGTCCATGGTGGTGTGGCAACGGAAGATAGGGAGAAAGTAAGAGAAATAACGGAGAGAGAAAACAACGCCATTATCGTTGCTTCATACGGAACGTTCTCTACTGGCATTAACATTAAGAATCTCCACAATGTTATTTTTGCTTCTCCTTCAAAATCCAGAATCAGAAATCTCCAAAGCATTGGGCGAGTCCTCAGGAAAGGCAATAATAAAACAAAAGCAACTCTATATGATATTGCTGACGACATTTCCTACAAATCTAGGAGAAATTATACCCTTAATCATTTGATAGAAAGAATCAAGGTTTATAACGAAGAAAACTTCAATTACGATATTGTAAACATTCCGCTTAAAAACTAATGGGAGAGGAATTCTATAGTTCCATAAAACTTACTACCGGTGAAGAAATATTTTCTCTTGTCTGTATAGATGAGAATGATGGAGACCCTGTATTGGTTCTACAAAACCCAGTGGTCATGAAGATGATCTCTACCGGTAGGTCTTATGGTATAAAAATAAAACCATGGATGTCTATACCAGGTGACGACTTCTTTATTATAAAACTTGATAAGATTATTACTATGACTGAAATAACAGATGAAAATGTTATTGAGTTTTACAATAGATATCTTGAGGATGATGACGATGATATGCCTCTATCACAAAACTCATCTTCTTCTCCTGGTAAAGCAGAAGTAACAAAGAATATGGGTTATGTGTCTTCAGTAGAAGATGCTAGGAAAACTCTTGAGAAGATCTATAAAGATCTTAAAGAAAGCTAAAGATCATCCTTCAACCCTAACAAAGGTAGTCTACACACATTTTAAAGTGTTGTCAAGCTCTGATAATATGCTATAATATACATAACATAAGTTTATTGATTACCACAATGTTATGCCTAAAAAGAAATCAGAACACTACGTCAACAACAAGGAACTTCTAGAAGCACTTATTGTCTATCGTTCCAAGGTAGAAAAAAGTTTCTTTGAGATCAACGGTAGAGAACCCACCAGGGAAGACCGAGCAAAACGATGGGAAGGTAAACCACCTATCCCTAACTATCTTGGAGACTGCTTCCTGAAGATTGCTACGCACCTATCATATAAGCCCAACTTTGTGAATTATATGTTTAGGGACGATATGATTTCTGATGGCATTGAGAATTGTGTACAATATATTCATAACTTCGACCCAGAGAAGTCCAAGAACCCATTTGCTTACTTTACTCAGATTATTCACTATGCCTTCCTGAGACGTATTCAGAAGGAGAAGAAGCAACTGGAAATCAAGACCAAGATTATCGAACGCACTGGTTTCGATGAGGTTATGATGGTTGACGATAGCTTGCTTTCTGGGCATAGTTCAGACTATAATAGCATTAAGGACGCTATCACTTACAAGAATCGATGAAGGTTGCCATTATCACGGACCAGCACTTCGGTGCCCGTAAGTCTTCGAAATTCCTTCACGATCACTTTAAAAGATTTTACGACGATATCTTCTTCCCACATCTTGAGGAGCACAACATTAAGGTTGTTGTAGATATGGGAGATACCTTCGATAACCGAAGGTCTATCGACCTGTGGGCGCTGGAGTGGGCGAAAGAAAACTATTATGACCGTCTACACCAGATGGGTATCACGGTCCATACTATCGTTGGAAACCACACCGCCTACTACAAGAATACCAACCAAGTCAACTCTGTTGGTCTTCTTCTCAAACAATACGACAATGTTATCGTCTATCCTGAGGTAACAGAAGTCAAACTCGGTAACTTAAATACACTTTTTATTCCTTGGATCAATAATGAAAATTTTGAAAGTACTGTCGCATCTGTTAAAGCTTCACGTAGCGTATGTGCGATGGGGCACCTTGAACTCAACGGATTCAGAGCTCATCGCGGGCACGTCATGGAAGACGGTATGGACTGCGAACTATTTGAGAAGTTCAGTCATGTCTTCTCGGGACACTATCACACTCGATCGGACAACGGAAAAATCTTCTATCTAGGTAACCCCTATGAGATGTTTTGGAATGATGTGAATGACCCTCGTGGTTTTCACATCTTCGATACGGAAACACTGGAACATACTCCAGTCAATAATCCTTATCGTATCTTCTTTAACATCTACTACGAAGACAACAACTATAAACTCTTTGATGCCCGTGAGTATCAGGGTAAGATTGTAAAAGTCATCGTCAAGAAGAAGAGCAGTCCAAAAGACTTTGAGAAGTTCATTGATAAACTCTACTCCGCTGGTATCCAAGAACTCAAGATCGTTGAGAACTTTGATATCCAAGCAGGTGAAGACTTTGAGGTTGAGGAAAGTGAAAACACTATTTCTATCCTGAATAGATATATTGATGAAGCAGAAATGGAATGTGATAAGTCTATCGTAAAGGGCATTCTGCAGAAAATATATTCACAGGCGTGCGAGGTTGAGTAATGTTTCTTCTTACTCTTAAAGACAGAAAAGACGACGGGGCATATGCCGTCCAAAATAAACGTGGTGAAAAAGTTCTGTTTTTGTTTGAGGAAGAAGATGATGCTGAGCGTTATGCGATGATGCTCAATGAAGAAGAAGATGCTGAGATGGATGTTGTAGAAGTTGATGGAGCACTTGCCATAAGGACGTGTAGGTTGTATAATTACAAATATGCAGTGATAACCCCAAACGACATCGTTATTCCCCCTAAACTGAATGATAACCTTCCAAAAGATCCGTTGGCGTAATTTTCTTTCTACTGGCAATCAGTTTACGGAAGTAGAACTAAACCAACACAGAACTAACCTTGTCGTTGGTACTAACGGTGCTGGTAAGTCCACTGTTCTTGACGCACTTACCTTCGCACTGTTTAATAAACCATATCGTAAGATCAATAAACCACAGTTGGTGAATACCACCAATGAACGTGAGTGTGTGGTAGAGATTGAGTTTTCTATCAATACTCGTCAGTATCTTGTACGTCGTGGTATCAAACCGAATATATTTGACATTGTAGTCAACGGAACACCTCTTCATCGTGAAGCAGATGACCGTGCGATGCAGCGTATTCTGGAAGAGAATATTCTCAAACTCAACTACAAGTCTTTCACCCAGATTGTCATCTTGGGTAGCAGCACCTTTGTGCCTTTCATGCAGTTGACTTCGGCAAACCGTAGAGAAGTTATCGAAGATCTTTTGGATATTCGTATCTTCTCTGCGATGAATAATATTCTCAAAGATAATCTGAAAGAGAAGAAGTCTCAAGTCAAGTCTCTTGATCTGAAGAAGGAAACTCTGAAGGATAAGATGAAGATGCAGAAAGACTTCATCGAAGAACTTGAGAATCGTGGTAATGCCAATATTAATGCCAACAGAGAAAAGATTACCAATCTTGATAAAGAAGTTGGCGTTTATATGGAAGAGAATGACAAGACAAATGAGCAAGTTGAGAGACTTACTGAGCAACAACAAGAACTTACGGACGCTGGTAAGAAGTTAGTAAAGCTTAACAATCTTAAGGGTAAGATATCTCAAAAGGTAAGTACAATTACCAAAGAACATAAGTTTTTTACTGAAAATACGGTTTGTCCTACCTGTACTCAAAGTATTGAGGAAGAGTTTCGGTTAAATAGAATTACAGACGCTCAAAATAAGGCAAAGGAACTCAAAGAAGGTTACGAAGAACTCGAAAACACTATCAAGTTCGAACAGGAAAGAGAGCGTCAATTCACCGACCTTTCCCAGGAGATCACAAACTTAACGCATGGCATTTCTCAAAACAATACTCGGATTAGCCTCAACCAGAGACAAATCAGAGATCTTGAGCATGAAATTCAAACTATTACCGAGAACCTTGCAAACCGAAATTCTGAACATGAGAAGCTAGAGGAGTTTAGAGAAAATCTCCAAAAGACAATAGAAGACCTTTCAGACAAAAAACAAGAAATCGTTTATCACGATTTTGCCTATTCCTTACTTAAGGACGATGGTGTAAAGACGAAGATCATTAAGAAGTATCTTCCGTTCATAAATCAGCAGGTGAATCGTTACCTTCAGATGATGGAGTTTTATATTAACTTCCAACTTGATGAAGAGTTTAACGAATCAGTAAAGTCACCCATTCACGAAGATTTTTCATATTCTTCTTTTAGCGAGGGTGAGAAAATGAGAATCGACCTATCCCTACTTTTCACTTGGAGAGAAGTAGCGAGAGTCAAAAACTCCGCTAATACAAACCTGCTGATTATGGATGAGGTATTTGATTCTTCCCTTGATGGTTTTGGCACCGATGAGTTCCTTAAGATTATCCGTTACGTCATTAAAGACGCTAATATCTTTGTCATCTCTCATAAGTCAGACCTGCATGACAAATTTGAAAGTGTCATAAAG